TCTGCCGCAGTAGTTTCAAGCACCCCTTTCAGCGTTTCGAGGTGCGTTGCTGTTGTGTCTGTGACGCTGTATCTTTTTACTGACATATTATTCCTCCTTCATTGTTATCTCACATATTACATAGCCAAAATAGCTTTTGCTGTACACAAAGGTGGGCGAAAATGCGTCTGCAAAGTAGATATCCCATATGGTGGCAAGATAGGTCGTGTCGATTATTCCGCAGTCGGGCAGGTCCTTGACCGTCAGAACATTTTTCTCTGCCCCCTGCTGGAGAAAATACAGCCGCCTTTTACCTGCTGTGCCTGCCTCAGCTGTGTATGTATAGCTGCTAGATGATGTGCCTGCATTCTTTATCACCTCTATGGATCCTGCTCCGTAAAGGCAGATAGCATGGGCATAGAACAAGCTGCCTGTTTTGTTTTGCGTTATGGTAACGGTATGCTCACCTGCGCTGACAGGCTTGGTGTAGATGTCCATAACGGTGAAATAGTTCATCAGCGAACCCGACCTTGCCGTCCTTGTCCAGCCGTCCCCAGACAAGGAAATTGCGTTGGAATCAAGTGCGCCGTACTGCACCGCCACCACAAGCAGACCGCTTTTCTGTGCATTGACCGTCAAAGTCGTACCCACTGCGCCCTGCCCCGTATCGTATGCCCACTCCTGCGGAGGTATGTAATCGACCGTTTCAACCACAGGTGCAGGGGTGGAGATAGTGAGGAGAGTTGGGACGGTGGGGGTGGTTTGGGGACCGCCTGCCGACTGAGCGATAGCAGCGTCTATCATATCCATATTGCCGTTAAAGTCGGCAATATCGAACCTGTCTGTCCTTGCGGGTTTCTTGAATCCGTAATTTTCTGTGTAATCAGCCAATCTGTCCGCCTCCTGAATTTTTGCCTATTATTAAATAGTATACTTTGAAAGCATATGTTCCGCCCTGATCTGAGGTGTGTTCAAGGTAAGCCTCCCAGTCTATGTCATTGCCGTTCACTTTGTAACCGAAACTCTGTGACTTGAAATGCTTTTTGTTCCAGTCGCAGATCATAAAGACAGTAGGATTTGTCAGTCCCGCGGGGATAACATTTTTCAGCGTGTTATAGCTCCACTGCTGTCCGTTATCCGCATTGACGGTCATATTCAGCGTAAACGAACCCCACTTCATCACCAGTGGGAAAAAGCGTGAGATTATTTTGTTAAGCTCCACCGCCGACTTGTAATTGAATACCGCTCTGCCGCCGTCCAGAAGTGAATCTATATCTTCTCCCGAATATCTCAGCTCATATTCTTCCTCATCTGCAAGAGCCTGCAAAGCGGCTATCTGCTGTGCCATAAGTGCAGTCTGTTCCTGCAATGCCGCAAGCTGTTCTTCTACTGTGGGTGTTTCCGTGTCCTGTGTATCATCTGCATTTATGATATCATTTTCATCTGCCATTTTTATCACCTCTAAAATTATATCTGTTCCTCAACGGAAAGTCCTGCCGCCGAGATATCAGCACTCAGACCGCCGTCAAAATCAAAGCTGAGATCTGTGATAGGTATATCAAAAGTATCTTCGCCGCTGTCATAGGTCACAACATCGCCTATATCAAAACGTGGGTCGCCAAGGCGGTGGAAAAGCTCCGTTGTATACCACGAAAATCCGCCTATCCTATGCCATAGTGACTGCAGGAGAGAGCTTGTCATATACGGATTTTCAAACTCCAGCACCCGTCCTGTCGTGCCTGAGGTCACGCCTTGTTTAAGCGTCTGATCGCTGTTTACTTTGCAAATTATTCCGACTATCACGTTCTTGCGTTCACTCAGCACAGGCACGTCTATGGTGTTATTATCCAGCAGCTTGACAGAACTGCCGTACCATTTGCGGACGTACTTCCCGAACCTGTTGACAAAGCCGAACTCGCCCTGCGCAGAGGCTATATACCCAAGCATTTGCCGCATGGTGGCTTTTTCGGGGATATGGTCTATCATAAAATCAAAGTTCGCTGTTTTAAGTCTGATATGACCTTTGCCGTAGAGCCTTGCACCGCCCTTTGCTCTGAGCTTTGCAGGCTTTGTGTAGTCGTTGCCGTTTTCAAGTCCAAGCTGCTTGCATATATCGTCCTCGACAGCTTTGCTCCATGCAGGCAGGCGGACAGATGGGGTATATATCCTGTCGGAAAAATACAGCCTGTCTGCGAAGGTCAGCGAAGTGCTGTCCTCCGACTTTTTGGAGCGGACGCAGGTGAAGCTGCCCATTGGTATCTTTTCGCCGCCAAGGATACTTCCGAGCCTGCTTATCTGCTGAACGGTGAGCTTAGAAAGTTCAGCATAGGTATAGTTTTCGAGGTCGGCATAAGTCGTATCACCGTGTCCGTAGTCTGCTAGATAGAGATACAGATCATATCTTCCGCCGAGATAGTCTGTGTCTGAGCCGCTTATGGTCATATCCCAAGACTGCGAGCATACTGCCCCAAGCTCTATATCGTCAGACAGACTTGTAGACTGCGCTGTGCTTGACGCTGACATTATCTTTTCGCCTGTTATGACGCTGTCAGCGCTCTCCAGCCACAGCCGAAATGTGCGGCAGTAGGATCCTATGCGGTCGGAAACCGCTGTGCTTTTTACCTCATACATCAGATCACCTCTGTTCCCGAATATGCATAAAGTTTCAGGGTAAGCACACGGCACAGCCGCCTCTTCTTATCCCAGCCCCAGTGTTCGTATGCAGGGTCTTCCGCCCTCACCATTCTTGTGACACGTTCAAACTCCTCGTTCAGATACGTCATAGGGAAAAACATATCCTCTAAGCTGAGGATATATCTGTTTATGTCTGCTACCTCCGCAGGTTTGAGATTTGCCCACTCTATCTGAATGACCGTCCGCATACCCTTTATGTCGCCTACGAAATTACAGGTCGATGATATCCCTGCATTGTCGGAAAGTATCTTTTCGTTGGTAATGCTGAATGAAGTGGGAACGGCTATCTCAGTATCTCCGAAAAGTAAGTTCTGCTCCATATACTTATACTCCCGCCTTTCATATCAGCGGTGACTTGCCGTTAAGCTTAGTCAGCTGATTAATGTCCTCTATCACCGTCTTGCTCAGAACACGGCTGCCTATGGTAAGATTGATATTGACAGGCTGTTTTGCTGTCCTGTCAGCGCTGTCAAGAGAAAAATATTCCGCAAGAGCAGAAAGTACAGCATATCTTACTGCATCGCCTCCGCTGTCGGGGACAGATGATCTGACCGACGAACGCTGTATCACGGAGGATACTTCTATACCCCTGTTGGCGCTGTTTGCACTGCTTATAGCTGACCTTACCATATCAGCTGAGGCTTGTGCAGCGGCGGCACTTTCGGCAGTTATTCCGAGAGCATATCCTTCACCTGCATATCCGCCAAGTGTCTTGAATATCCTTGACGGAGAGTGCGAATCCTGCGCTTCTCTCGCCGTGTCGATAGCGTCCTGTATCATCTGACGAACGGTATCGTTAATGCGTGAAGAGCCGTTTTTTATGCCCTCAGCGTAACCCTCCGCCGCATAATCGCCCAGCATTTGATATGCTATGCGCATATCATCACCGTTGTTTTCCGGCAGGTCTATCAGATCATCGAGGAGCTGAGCGGAATCGTCCAGCATTTTTCCCATACTTCTGTCAACATAGTCATTCATCTCATCGAAAATGCCCTTGCTCTTGACTGAATACTTGTGCAGTTCCTCGTCAGACATATCAACGAAAGCTTTTGCATAGCCTGCGCCCTTAGGACCCATTTCTTCGAGGTTGTTGTAAAAGTCCTGCGAGATAATGCCGTCTGCGACCTTTTTCTTCAGCTTCCCGAGATCATTCTCCCATTCGGTAAAGCCGTTTATGTTATCGTCCAGATTTGCGATAAGCGTTTCTTTCGTGACATCTGACTTGCCCACAAACTCATCGAGCAGATCCATTTGGTCAAAAACAAGGTCATGCTCTGCCTCATAAGCGGTCTGATATTTTTCGCAGACCTCCTGAATGCTTGTGAGTGTATCGTCAGACATATTGGCTATGTACTGTGATGCGTCGCCGAAACCCTCCGCAAATTCCGCCTGTGCTGTTTTTGCGTCTGAAATAGCGGCTCTGACAGTTTCAAGATCTTCGGCTGCCGTTCTGCTTGCCTCTCCAAGTTCTGCAACGGAAAGGTTTAAAGCCACCATTTCGTCCGAATTGATGTCAATGCCCTCCGCCTTTGCCTCGTTGCGCCTTTTTACAGCCTCAGCATAG